ACGATAAAATGCTCCTGTTCTTTTGTTGCGTACTTCTGGAGCAACGAAAGGACGTCGGTAGGTTGGACTATTTTCACGACTGGATTCCCCCGCTCCATTGCCCATAATTCCCGAAGGAGTTCTTGTTTCCTGCTCATGCCCAACCCCATGACGGCCACTCCTGATCTTCTTCGGCTGCACATATCAGTTCGTCAACGTGCTCGTCCGAATCCGGTTCGCACAAACGCGGATTCCCCTCACGAATCGGAACTCCATCGTCTACCCGCACAGAGGCAACCTTCCCCTTGTCTATTTCAACATACACCGGGACGTTGAACGCGAAACAGCCGGAAGGATGTGTTTTGACTTCATCTATCTCGCTGTTTATTAGGCCGATAGTATTATTTATTGCGGCCATAAACCCCACACAGTTTGATTTTGCGGACGCTATCGTTGCCCGTGCATACCCGTACCCGTGTATCATGTCTTTTTCGTATTGTCCCATCTTCTTTACTCCCTGCGCCGCATCCCTGTTTCGTGAGACTGCGGTTAAATCGAATGCGAAAGGGCTGGGAGCCCGTAGGCTCCCCGTCCTCCTTACCTTTGCTGTTGAAACTCTACATGCTCGGCAACAATATGCATCCGGTCATATCCTGATACTCTGCCGACTATCCGTATTTGGTGGCCAACCCTTATGGCTTTCCCGCAGGTATCGGCGAGTCGACCGGTTGCCCGGAACGGAACCACTGTTGAGTTGCGCTTGATATCGCCATTTTCTCGATACTCACGCGCGACATCGACCGTGGCACAGTAGAATCCCTCCACGTTCTGCACGTCGATACTGCGTACGGTTCCGTCAATAAGTGTACTGTTCAGGTTGTTCATTTTGTTCCTTTCCCGGATTGATCGAATATGATGCTTTTCGTTCCGTAATCCTGCCGGACACGCCCGAGATATACGGGCGGACGGGTTCCATTGCTCCCGCCCTGCATATAGATATCGAACACATCGAACTCGCCAGAGTCGCCCATCGCATAGCCATGTACGGAGACTCCCGCGTTCCAACCGTTGCACGTGGTACGCAACCCACTATTTCGGGAACCTATGCGAGTGGCTTGCGTTTTTGCCTGCCCGGATATGGTGCCGTAGAACCGCACCATACTAATATCCCGCTCCCGCGATTACGGCGAATAAATATTTATCGTCGGACGTAAATATTGCCGTCCCGCATTTTTCCGGGTCGGTCGCCATTGTCCAGATATTACCCATGAGACCATAGACAAAGTCAACGTTGAATACGGTTTGTTTTTTGCCGTCCGATAGTCGCATGGATTCTATGGCGATCGCAGCACAGATTTGGCCAACTTGCACGCCAATATTCTTCTTCGTTCCTGTAAGGTCGAAAGAATATGATTCGTGTATCATCGATAGAGTGACTCCTCTATCGTCGCCGTTTCCGGTTTGTCCCCGGTCAAGAAACGGCGCGCAGTCATCAGGGATAACCCGTCGCCAATTCGGAAATTCTCCGCCCGTATCAACGGGCTGTAAAAATCCGTGTCCTTTGTTTGCCTTTATGTAGCTATACATGCCGGGGACGACTTCAATATCCATATTTGCAGTGTGGAGCCTGCGCCCGTCCGTACCTATGATGATTGTCTGTCCGTCGTTCTTTTCGACGCAAAGAGCCGTCATAAAGTACCGAGTTTCATCATCAGAAACGGCGCGATTCACGAATTCAATCCGTGCCACGTCTTTGCCGAGGATAGTTGCCGTAGTCCGTTCCGTGTCAATCTTATGTGTAATACTCATGTAGTACACTCCCATAGTGTGATTTTTCCCGCATACGCGGGGATGGCGTGCGTGGGATTCGGACCCATGCGCACGCCGTTGACACGTCAATTAGCAGAGACGCCAGAATAATGAGACATTACCGCGCTCGATGTCATTACGTAGATAGCCATTGCGTCATGCCGGACGGTCTCAATCTTCAGTCCATACCAGTCGGCCAATAGTTGTAAATCGGTATCGATTGTTTCAGTCGTCGAGTGGTACACTGCTAACATGAGCCGTGAATAGTATTCAGACATTGTATTTGCTCCAGTATTGTGATTCCCTTCCCTTGTAGCTACGATGTAACGATGCATTACACTGCTATAGCCTATGTTGATATAAAGATATCACGGCATAGAGATAGCGTCAAGCATAATCGTAGCGATAGGGCATAGATACAGTATCCATACTGTGTGTATAGGGTATGCATACTGTATATAGAAGAGACTGGAGTCGACCGGGAGCCGTGAATCATTTTCACTACTCTCCGGTAAATGCAGTAAGCTGTTCCCAGCTAAAGAGTTAAAGAGGAGCGAACCATGTCAGAACAACCCGTATCTGATCGCATGAAAGCGGTAGCCGCTGACTTCCTGAGCCGTGATAAAAGCACCTACCTTAATATGACTAAGTCTGTAGCAAGACACTACAATCGGAAAGATAGAAACGGCGCTTCCTCTCAGGCCTGTATTCTAAATAAGCACGTCGGTTTCAGAAACTACGTCGAGGATCTGGCCGAGAGTCTGGGCGTTGGGTTGAAGGTTCGATTGACCATAGCCGGCAAGGCCGCCCAAGGCAATATTGTACCGAAAACGACAAAACGGGTGTATAAACTCGACAAAAGCACCAAAAAGCTAGTACAAACCTCCAAAATAGTAATCGAAACAGAGCCGAGAGTATCCGAGCGGTTAAAGGCCCTGGAGTATGTAAACCGGACCACAGGGCATGAGGAGCTTGTCAAAGAGGCGATGTTAGACGCTCGGCGGAGCCTTGAAGACATGTATAATGAGCAGTTGAGCGGTGAGGCTATGGCTGCAGTTGAGCAGGCAATCGACACGGCGACGCGGGAATGAGTCACCCACGGCCTATGAATTCGCATATTCCCTTCTATCCATATACTGTATACATGGCGTAATTGAGTCGCTTATACCCTATGTATAGGGTATGTATAGGGTATCCATAGGGTATTGGGTATTTCCCCCGTGCGGAGCCGTGAATACAAACACGCATGCCTGCCTTTACACTCGGTTTACACAGCACTTGCCATGTACTCGCACACACACGACCTATACACGCACGAATGCCGTCATATAGGTAGCCACACGCAGCACGCGCCACCCCACCAAAACACGCGACAGGGGGCACCGGGACAGGGGGGAAGCCCCTCGTCTCCAGTTTCATCTAACCCCCTTTTTGATCGAAAGAATATTTTTAAAACAGGAACCCTTGCTATGGGTGTATTATGGTAGTAGTATATAATTATATTATATAGAGGGGTGAATGGATGAGTGTTGAGTCTGAGAAGGTGCGAGAAGAGTTGGCGGATTATGCGCATAGGACTTGGTCTGGATGGATGAATCATCTGTTTAGCAAGTCTCACGCGAATGGAGATGGGACTGTGACTATTCCTGCGGAACAGGTTGTCCGGTGGCGGAGGCAGATGGAGACGGAATACCAGGATTTGCCTGGGGAGGAGAAGTTAAGTGACGGGGATGAGGCTGACGAGATATTAGGGATTATAGGGAAGTGAACCTCCCTTGGGACGCGGTATTAGCCAGGGCGCCTATTTGTCCCAATGACAAGACGGCTCTGGAAATGGGGTTTACTGTTGAGAGGGGTGAGCGGGTGTATTTGCAATCGTATTGGATGTGTAGTGGATGCGGGCTACGCTATACTACGGACTTGATGGCTGCGGGTAATGAGAGGGCGAGGAATGGCGTTGACCCTATCTGAAGTAGATCATCGAGAAGAGGCGTGTGAGGTTTGTGGTAAAATGGCTATTGTTCACTCTACGCCGGCATATGGAGAGCGGTTGAAAATGTGCGATGGATGTAGGTTGTTATTGTATGGTGAAGGGATGGTCGGGCCAAAGGGTTTCTTTGGTTTTGATGCATTCGGTTCAGTGATATGAGGATCGATGTAAAGCGTCGATGTCGGGCCTGCGGCGCCGTATTGATAACGACGATGGAAGTGGACACGTTGGCTTTTCCTAGACCTGGGCTGGCTGAGTTATCAGCGATGGGCGAGGTTGGGTTTGGTCCACATAACTGTAAGAAGGATGGAAGCGTAGTGGGGCTGGTGGAGCCGGTGAGCGCGATGAGAGTAGCAGAAGGAGAGAAAGGTTATGACGGATAGAAAGGCGAGAAACGGGTTGGATATTCTGGAAAATCGGTTTGAGGGGCACTTGTGTGATTCCTCCGTTCACCAGAATACGAGAACGATTCTTGACCGGATTGAACATCTTGAAAGCAAAATATCGACTGGGCAGCACAGCCCAACATTGTTTGAGGTGGGGCAACTACGCTCGAGGCTTTCTGTGCTTGAGACTACAATTCACGAAGAGGATAACCCGGGCATTATGTCACAGAAAGAGGTAAACCACGGGCTCAATGGGCAGATTGCGCGTCTCAGAAAACAACTCGCGGAACTCAGGAATGGTTTCCTGGAAACTCGAGAAGAAGACGACTATGCAGACATCCAGGAACGACTAACCCACGTTGAGGCTGTATTGGCACGACCCGATAAGCCTGAACATCAGACGGCTAATGATTGCCGGGAACTGGACAGGCAAATCGAGAAGTTCGCCGAAGACATGACTAATCGATGGTATACCTACTCCGGCCATCTTGCAGGGGTAGTGCGTGACGTTCTCGAGGCCGGAGACAGCGGATGGATTCGCGGTGAAGGCTGGAAAATTATCCTCGATAAAGGTGTCGATATTGCCGATGTAATCGATTCGATCAATGAGCACCTGAAAGTCGATCTGCCGGATAGCGATGATACAATGGCGATGGACCTTTCCGGATATTCTGGCGTTGTGAGTCCGGATTCCGTGCTGGAGCTAAAACCAGATGGCAACATCGGTATAGAAACGTGATAACCGGCGAGATTAAGGGCCCCGGCTGGGAGATGAAGTTCCAATCGGTGTCAGAAGAGGCCCTTTATACTCGTATCAGGGCAATTGCCCTTGAGCTCGTGCAGATCGCAGACGAAGAAGAAAGAAAGCTTGGCATTAAGCGCGGTGCTACGCTATTATATAGGGCGCCAGGAAAGAACTAGGAGGACCGAATGAAGTACGTATGTAAATGCAGGATGTGTAAGGCTGAGTTCGAAGTGGACGCTTCGTATGAGACCAAAGAAGAGGCGCTTGATTCCCTGAAGGATCGGCCGGCTTTTTTCTTACATGAGCATCCACGTTCTTCTGTTTGGGGGCTTGGTGAGATTATTGGGATTCGTGAGCGGGTACAATCCGCATCTTTTCGAGCCAGTCCTGCTCAGGACGGGTGAAAGAGTGGCCGGTTATAGCAATGTGCCATTCACGAATCTCGAGGACCATTTTAAGAACCGTAAGGGTATAGCTTCAACCCCGGATCGCCGGGAAAGGATAAAAAAGCGCCGAGATCGAGAGATCAGGCAGGGCACCGCGGAAGTGCTCGAACTACAAATCCAATCGGAGGAAACCGATGAGTGACGAACCTTTAGACAACCCGTTTGCAGAAGACGGGACAGACGAATTTGCAAATCCGACCGAATACGATGAAAATGTGGCACGCAAGGAAGGCGAGGCTATCCAGTCAGACCTTGCCGAATCGGGTATTTTGTCGCCGAACCCGGCCGGGGGCGCCGCGGACATCCCGGAAGATCGGGTATCTCGTGCGGAAGCAGTTATGGACGGTGAATCGCCGTCGAACGCAGTCCCGCCTGGTGAAGCAGGGCGATTTGGCGCATCGGTATCCTCGGCGCGGAATCTGAAAGGTGATCGCGTGTCACTAGATCAGAGTGAACTGGCCGGACTTATGGATCGGATAACCCTCCTCGAGTCAGCAGAACAACCGATAGGAGCTCCCACCCCTCCCAAAGTGGCCCCGGTGTCGGATATGCCGCTACGGTTTGTCCTGATGAACCATTACGGCGGGAAATACGCTTCTCGATCCTTTCGTACCCTCGAGGTGCTTAAAGGGTATGCACAGACGCAACCCGGAGAGAGCCGAATTTTCGCATATGAGAAATGGCCGCCCGAAGGCGATAGTATCGAGATGATGGAAATTACCGCACTCGGTCAGCGCGTGGCGAGGGGTGGCTGATACATACGAACTTTCCAGGCAAGACCTTGCTCGGATAACCGGGTACGCAGAGGCATTGGCGCGAAAGGGCAAGTCGAAAGCCGAGATACCTCGACTTGCCCATCGCCAATGGCTTCGATGGAAAGTAACTCACGATCTGTTCTTCTTTGGGTATGAATTCCTTGGATGGAAGAACGCAACAAACAAGTTCAAGACAAGAAAGCGCATGGACCCGGTGTTCCACCGATGGCTGTGCAAAATTATTTGTAAACCAAACGACAAACTAATTCTCGTCCCACGACTTCATCTGAAGTCTACATGGATAAAACTCCGGATCGTACAGTTAATCCTTCTCGACCCGAACACGAGAATAGGCCTGTTTTCTGCCACCGGGCGCCTTGTGGTGCAGCATATGGCATGGATCAGGCGTGTTTTTGTGAACGCAAAGGTTCGAGAACTCTTTGGCGACCAAATTCCGGAACCCGGGAAGAAGTTTTCCGGCTGGGAGAAGGCAAACGAGAACGAACTTACGATATGGCGGGATCAAAGCCAAGAGCACGTTCCTTCCGAGCCTCAACTCTTCTGTGTCGGCGCCGGCGCTGAGATCACCGGACTCCACTTCGATTACGCCTTTCTCGACGATATTGTTACCGATCAGAACGTAAAGACGCAAAGTCAGCTCGAAGCAGTTGAGGATTGGTGGGAATATCTATATCCGATCCTCGAGGTTGATTCAGAAAAGACTATCACCGGGACCCCGTACTTCTATCGAGACCTGTATAATCGCATACAGGAAAACGAGGAAATTCCGAAAGAGAACGTATATATCCGTCGCTACGAAGAAGAAGGCAAGATTATCTACTCTTCGTGGTATCGCAGGGCGGACTTCGAAAAGCTGAAACGAGGCATGAAGCCGTATAAGTTTTCATGCCAGTTTGAGATCAACCCTCTTCCAGACGAAGATAGGATATTCCCTCCAGAACAACCGCAGTTTGATCGGTTACCGATGGATGAGCGCGGATACCGATATTACGCGCTCATTGACCCGGCCGCAACGCAGGAGTCGTATTCAGACCATACCGGCGTTGTTGTGATTGCCGTGAACCACCTCAACCAAGTATTTGTTATCGAGAGTCATAGCTTGAAGGAGCGGGGCGATAAACTCGCTGACTTCCTGATACGACGCCACTTACGGTATGGATTCAAGATGGTAGGTATCGAATTGGGCCTGCAGGCACATCTCGCTACCATTATTGATATGAGGATCGCTGACTATAAACGCGAAACTGGCGTTGACCTGCGAATCCCGATGCAGTCAATACCAATCAAGAAACAGGACAAGGGCACGAGAATCGACACCATGATCGGATCGCTTGTAAGAACTGGGAGGATTCTTATCAATAGAAGGCTCACGAACCTTATTGGGCAGATGGACAATTTTACCGGGCGAGATGGTGATGAAGACGATGAAATCGATGCACTTTCAATGGCCCCCTACGTGGTTGAGTCGTTCGCTGCGCATATGAATCTCCCGGAAGGGATACGAAGCGATGGCATGACTATTACAGAGTTTGTGGAGAAACATGGTACTCGAAGACGCAAGAAGGGTTGGAGTGGAAAGTTTAAAGCGGCATAAATGTGCCTATTGTGGTTCTAGTGTCCGAAAGATATATTATATAGGTCACGATGTGGTGTGTGGACGATGCCGCGGATACTTTATGCAGAAGGTGAAAGATGGTAGCAAATTCAGCCGTGGGCGCTCCGGTAAGAAGCGCGGGTAACTTTGCCGAGTTGATGGGGGCTGCATCTAATGTTCCTGGCGCCATGGATGCCCTGATGCAGCAATTTGCAAAACAGCGGGTTCCTGGCCAGTTCCAGAAGATCAATCCGCCGATGTATCGACCGGGGGGATCACGTCGTGCCACTCAGGGAGTATAAATGCTCATGCGGCCACTCCTTCGACGAATTATACTCCAATAAGTACCCAAAGCACCGCAAATGTCCTATATGTGGAGAACAGGCTGTCTATGTATTCAGCGCCGTGACATTCAGATTAGACTTCAGGGACGGATGGGACCAAGGAGCCGGTGCGTATTTTGACTCTGCAAGACAGAGGGACACGCACTTGGACAAGAACAATTTGGTGAAGGTTCCAGACGGAGCCTTCGACCAGGCGTTCGGGGAGAAAGTCCATGGCGGATGAAGAAGGTAAACTTCCAGAAGAAATCCAACAGATAAAGGGATTCGTCGATAAGGTCTTCACTTCAGAAGAATACGAGGCTCGTCACAAGAAGATGAGAAAGTACATGGACCTCTACAAAGGGGAGATGTACGACGAATCACTTCCAGACGAGGAATCTAAAATACAGGTCAATTATCCATTCTCCACCGTAGAAACTCTCACCCCCCTTCTTACTGATAATCGCCCGGTCTGGCACTATCGCGCGCGCGAACCGGTCTATCAGAATATGGCGAACCTGTTCAAGCTCGGGCTCGACTATCTATGGGATGAAATGAATATGGGCGCCGAGATTATCCCCGACGCTCAGAAACGGTGCCTTATTTATGACAACGGCATTGTAAAGGTGGCATACGATCCGGACAAAGAGGACGTTGTCTGTGAATCGATCGATCCGGCAACATATGTTTGCGCCCCTGGATATGACGATAACTGGAAGGCCCCATGGCAGGGAGAGAAGGGCAGAAAGCCTATGTCGTGGATCGCTGACAATTTCCCGGATAAACTTGACCTGGTAACCCCGGAAGGAGACGATCGGGGTGACAAGGGTTCGAGTAATTCCGAGAAATCGTTTTTCAAACAAGTTCATGAGTCTGTAACCGTCTACGAATTGTGGACAAAAGATTCAACTGTTATGAAATATTTCGAGACAGTAACCGACGAACAGGGCGGAGAGAAGAAAGAAGCCAAGTATAAAAAAAAGTATCCGAACGGACGGCTTATCATGTTTACCAGCACTTGCGTGCTCAGAGACACCGAAACCCCGTTCAACTTTGGATTGCCGCCGTACGTATTCTTTTACGATTACAAAATCCCCGGTCAAATGTGGGGGATGGGTGAAATCGAGCAGATCGAGTATTTGCACAAAGAGATCAATCTCCAGTTACAGGCTATCGTGAAACACTCGCGAATTTCCCACAATAAGAACTTTATTTATGACGAGACAGCAGGTCTCCCGGAAACAATCGCCGCCGACTTCTACGAAGGCGGGCATATTTGGCCAGCGTCGTTTACGAACTCCGATACACCGGTTCAGTCCATAGACCCAGGACCGATTGACCAAGCAATGCTCACGCTCATGACTATTCTCCCGAATGCCATAGAAGAGGTATCCCAGGTAGGCGAGTTGATGAAAGGCCAGTCAGCAAAGAAAGAGCGGCAGTCAGCTTCAGAAATCTCGGTCATGATTGAGAGCTCGTATACTCGAGTCCGGCAGAAGGTCAGAAACCTCGAAGAATCGATCAGGCGCATCGCCGTGTTGGTGACAAACCTCATGCAGCAATTCTGGCTTGCTGAACGATATATTTCGGTTCGTGGCTCAGGAGCAGAAGGCCCCCAGCTTGACTATTTGCAAGTAGGGAGCAATAAGCGTACCCTCAAGCAATCGAACACGCCTATGCGCGGAGATGAGGAAAACGACGAAGAGTACGAGGAAAAGAAAGCAAATGACCCGATGTGGCAAAAGACCCTCGAGCTTATCGAAAAGATAGGAGACAAGGATTCTGTCCAGTTCAAGGGCGATATTGAGATTCAAACGAACTCTACATTGCCAATGGACAAGCAAACTCTCGCTAATCTCTATTTGAGGCTTGCACAAATCAACATTACGTCCGATAGTATAGTAGATAGAAAGGCTGTCCTTGACGGCCTTGATGTACCAGATGGAGAGGCGATCTTGGCAAGGCAACAAAAGGACCAGAAGCAGGCCGCAATGATGGCTCAACAGCAGGGCCAGGGCCCGCAGAGAAAGCCAGGGCCTGTTTCTCCTACAATGGGTAATCAGATGATGAACCAAGGAGGGCCGCAGATATGATGCCACGTCAGGCGCCGATGAGTCCGCCACAACCCGGTGGGGCAGGAGACCCCCTTGGTGATGCAAAGGGAATGAGATCGGTATTTAACCCTACCGATTTATCCATGTCGGTCCAGGACGGGGAATTATCTCCTGATTCGACAGTTGGAGACCTGCTCAATAAATTGGGCATGACAGTAGAAGACCGGATCACTGATCTATTGCCTGTCTTAAAACAGCAAATGGATTCAGCGAGTCCTCTCAATAAAATGCAAAATCTTGCGCAGAAACAACCAGCTCCACAAAAGGGCGGAATGCCGTCACAAGGCGGAGCCCCGGTACAGAAGCCGTTCCAGCAGGGTGCAAAGCCGATGGCCGGTGGATTTTCGGAGATGTTTCCGCAAGGAGGATAACGAGTGATTTACGGAACCCATTGGGAACCATCAGGAAGTCGGGTGTTTTTGGCACCTGACGGAGCCGAAGGTGGGGAGCCCGCAGGGATTCAGGAACCCGAAATATCGGGGGAGCCTGAGACACCAGCATCATTCTATGATTGGACGGGCCCGGATGGACAGGTAACGTCGTTCGGGGATCAGGAAGAGCTCGGGAAGTATCTGAGCGAGAGTACGTTGCGCCAAAGCGATTATTCGCGGAAGCATACCGAACTCTCAGAACGTGAAAAGTCGCTTTCGGAAAGAATGGCGACTCACGAAAAAGATGTTGCGTCTGTCAACAAATTGAAAGGGGATTATTCTTCTTTCAAGAAGGCGATGGATGAGCGACCTGAAATGTTCAACGAGTTTCGTCAACGATTGCAGCAACCGGTTTCGCCGGACGATGCTTTCGGACGGGCTCAGGGTTACACTGACGAGCGGTACGATTCGCTCTCGGAGAAAGTGGAGTCTGTGCTTAAACGGCTTGATGATCGGGAAAGCTCCGATAGCCGGGCCAGCCTTATAGAGAGACTTTCTGGAGAGATCGATGGATTCGACGGCGAAAAGGTCAGTGCGTATCTGAAGAACATTGAGAACGAAGAACAGCTCATGAGAACTGCACACTTCGCAATCGCCGGCCAAAACCCTCCAGCGATCGATGCGCATGAGATCGCGAAAGCACAGAAAGAGGAAGGCGAGAGAGCCCGTGGAACAGTAAGCGGGGGCTCATCGACGCCACCTCCTGAGCCGACGTTCAAGACCGTCGAAGAGGCGCGGGCACACGCGCACAAAGTAGCGGGTTCGTCGTAATCGCAAATTAGGAGCAGTCAGTGTCACTGACTATTTCCGAAGCAAATACCACACAAAAGAAATTCTACGATCGGAAGAAACTCTCATATAACCAGGTCTATGAAGAAGACCCGTTTTTGAGCAAGTTGAAACGATCACACAAAGTTACCTCTCGTGGTGGTAACTCGATTCAGTTCCCTATCAGATATCGCAAGTATGGTCGCGCAGATGCCACAGGGCCGGATGCGCAGATCAGATTCGAGCGTAAAACGACTCGAACCGCAGGTGACGTTGATTGGAAGTACTACAATGTAGACTCCATGATAACCCAGGAAGAGCAGGTCAAGAACGACGGGGAACCGAAAGTGATCGACCTTCTCGGCGACAAAGAAGAGGAAATGCGTCAGGACCTTACTGACCGCCTCTCCACCGACCTGTATACCGCCAACCCCAACGGCTATGGCATGGATTCTCTGGCTACTATGGTAGATGCCGCGGCTACGTACGCCGGTCTCGCCGTTGCCGATGCGGACACGTGGTTATCGATAGCGGATTCATCCACGACTCAACTCGTGCTTTATGGCACAAATTCCCTGTCCTACCTGATGAACTCGGCGACCTTCGGAAAAAAGAGACCGACGTTGATAAACACAACCCGGAATCTCGCGTCGAAGTTTGAATCGTTGATCGAACCGCAGAAACGATATGCTGACAAAGAGACGGCAAATGCCGGATTCTCGAATGTTACATTTCATGGCGTCCCGGTTGTTGGGAACCCCTTCGTGCCGTCCGCGACCATGTACGGCCTCTGCGTTGAAGACTTCGAGTTCCGAGTCAATCCAAACTTCGACTTCGAAACGACCCCGTGGACCGACCTGTTTCAAGCAGGTTTCCCGTGGACCATGGGTAGGGTGATATCACTCGTATGTAACCTCATCTGCAAGATGAGACGCACCAGCTTCAAGGCGACTGCGTTTGATTACACCGAGTAAGGAGGACAGGTATGACACCCTTTGATCCAAGCACGACTCAATTGACCACGTTCGAGAAACGGTACGACCAGGACGGGAAAGTATTCCTGCAGGCCGTAGCTCACGGTGCCCTTACGGCGAAACAACCGTATTGGATAATCGTCAACGAATACGGGCAGGTTACCGTAGCCCTGTCGGATATCAATGTGTACGCATACGTTGGCGTCCCGCTTGCGGCTGTTGACTCCGGCGATACCGCATGGCTCCAGATCGGCGGTTATCTCACAGGCCTTATCACTGCGTCGCTCGACATTGAGGTAGGTAATGCGCTCAATATCACATCCGGCGCGGTTGCGGACTCGGCGGCAGATTATTCTGGCCTGGTCGCTGAATTCGCCGTAGCAGTAGTTGATGATGGAGCGGCTACTACTCAAACGGTAATGCTCGTACCCGAACGATTTCTCTGTAACTAGGCCCGCATGGGCTTAGAGACCTCCGGCCTGGCAGCTTTAAGGCCGGGGGTTATTTCCGAATAAGGACACATGAATGTCAGTAGCTTTAGCGAAAGAAACTGGCCTGATGGGAAGAAAGCTGACCGCGTACATGGCTCGCGGTGGTAAGTTCTGGACCGGGAGTTGTACGTTCGACTCTTCGTATCCGCTCGGTGGCGAATCTCTCGCCGCACTTCCTTTCACGCCTTCAGGTCTCGATATCAATCCTCGAGGTGGTTATATTCCGGAATGGGATAAAACCAATAACAAACTGAAACTCCTCACGCCTGGAGTTGACCTTATCGTCGAAGAAGTGGTTACGATTGCTTCGCATGTTGGAACGCTCAAGCATAAGCCGTTCTATATCTTGGCGGTTGAATCGACAGCGACTACCACGACCGGCCCGTTCTCGGTAATCCCAGCCGGAGAAACGCCTCTCACCGTGCAATGTGCGGTGAACTTCGCTACGGGCGGACTCACGTTTGTCTCAACCGACTTGGTAACCTCTGTTCTGGTGACCTATATCCCGCTTCACGAAACCGGGCCGTTCTCGAGCTCCAATCTCGTCATAGACGAGGCTGTTGTTGCGGCTATAGCAAAGACCGACCTCGCATACCAGGCCGCGGCCGTTCAGTACGTATGGGACGATACCGATACTATCATTGCCGCGCTCGAACCGGTAGGTGAAGCGCCCTCGGCTACCCATACCGCCGTTGTCGATATCGACGATGGAAGTAACGATACAAACATCGACTCTCATACCGATGATGAGGGGAATTCCCTCAAGGTTACGTATATCAAATATGGAACCTTCCCGCCGTATTGCCTGTTGGGAGACGGCGATCTCACCTTGGCGTCGGAAATCTACAACTTCACCACGAACCACTATAACCACTTGGCGATTCCTGGACTTGGGACTGCTTGTATTGGTGAAGCGACAGCAGACAACGTAGCTCTCATATGGTCTGGCCCATCTTCCAGTAAGGCCGCAGGGGTCCCGGTGCTCGACCTTGAACTCAATCAGTGGAGCATAGACGAAAGTTCCGCGGTTACGACTCTCGCGGTTCCCGTTATCTTCATGCCTCCGAATGCAAACGGCGGGGCTATGATGGAAGCTCCGATCGGAGAGGACCTTTCTTCTATCATTATCGATATGCGCGCTTGGCAAATATAGGGAGGCGTAGATGTCTCAACATGCTGTAAAAAGAGGAAAGGCGACTCGGACCTCGGCGGGAAGTACAGACATCCTGGCTACTCCCGGGGCCACCTCGCAGTACGCCCTCAAGACGCTTGTTGTAACGATCCATACGATCGCCGCAAATGGGAAGGTCGTTGTAGACGATGGAACAACCGAGTTTCTTGGATGGGATGCGGTAACCGCCGGAAGCGGGCAGCCGCCATGTATAAACTTTCCCGACGGGTATCATTGGGGAAAGAATAAGGCGATCCGCCTCACAACTGTAGGGGCTATCACCGCCTTTGCGATGGCCACCGCAGAAGTCCGCGGTCAGTAAATAGGGCCCTTCGGGGCCTGTTTTACAAGGAGGACCCATGCTTCTGTCAGAGGCAATCACCGAAGTTCGAGAGAAGAGCCGCACGAGTGATGATTTCGTCACTGATGCGACGGTGGCGAATGCTATCGATGCGTCAATAAAAGAGTTTTTCACCGACGTTCGCGTCCTAATAAAGTACGCGCATCTCTCCCTTTCTCCGAAGTTCTGGACTCACGCAAGTATGGCAATCAACCTGACCATCGTTGGCGGGGCAAACGTACTTGTTGCAACAGATGTCGTCATTACCGACTATTCCCGCGAGGGGGTGGCCGGTTCTGTCGTCGCGGCCGACTTGCAGGCCAAAATACGCGAGGCCGGCGCCACAACAGTATCGGTTTCGTTCTCGACTACAACTTGGAAATTCACGATCGACGCATCAGACTCGACCTCTATTACGATCGATAGCCCGTCGAACGATACCATATACGCAGACCCGATCGATAACCTTCTCGGAAAATCAGGGACGCAATCAGATACCTCTTGGCTCGGGAATGTTCCGGAGGACTGTAACGTAGAGATAGACCTGCCTACAGACTTTGACAGGATGAAAGTTGTCGAGTGGGATCGGCGCCAACTCGCCGAAGCCCCGTATGACCTGTTCGTTTCTCCTCAATCGGCCGGACCTCCGATGTGTTATCAGGTCTTCAATAAGAGAATTAGGATCGCGCCGGTCCCTGACGAACAGGAATTGCTGCAGATCGTATATTTTTACCGACCTGAGACTGTGCGAGATTTCAAAGGGTATCAGGAGCTTGGATTTTCGAACGCAATCGATAGCCAGGCTTCAGGGCTTGCCGCTTCTACGCAATATTATTTCAAGGTCACAGCAAACGGCGGAACTGTAGTTGAATATGACATTACGACTGCAACGGTACTCACGATCGCTGCCGTCCTCGCGTTGATGAACACCGCGGCTACAGGGATATGCACGTTTTCCATGGAAGCCGGCGACATTAGGTGTACCTCAGACACTGAAGGTACCAGTTCTGCAATTGCTCTCGCCGTTGGGTCTACCGGAACCGATCTGTTCGCGACACTTACTGGATACTCAGCATTCGACACGGCCGTATCTGCATTGACTCGAGAGCTTGATATCCCTGATGAGGGAGAAGAGCCGGTTATCTACGGCGCCACGGCGAGGATGTACGAAGCCGCCGCAGAGGAGAAGCGCGCAATCTATTATCACGGTCTCTCTCGGGCCCTGAGAATGGACTACAAGCGGAAAATCTTACAGCAGGATTCTAAGTACACAACGACCGCACAACGCGTAGTAAGTATCCCGTCGGTGACTATATGAGACAGGCCTCTTTCGGCGACTTCAGCCGTGGATATGATTTACGTACCCCTCACGAACTCATGAAGCCAGGCGATCTTACGAAAGCAGACAACTGCGTGTGGGATGATGAAGGTTTGGTTTCAAGGAAAGGACATGTAAGTTACATCACGTCAGGGATTGGCGAAGACGATCAGATTAGAGGTTTTTCCAAACGATACTATTTGCGTGGCAAATGGGTTCAATTCATTGCTATTGACGACAACAGTGCCAGTTATGTCCTTTTTTTCGCACGCGACACAGTATCAATTTCCGCTCTTGGATCACAGTCGTATACGTTTACAACCGGGAATAATGTCCACTTTGCCGAGATAGACGGTAAGATTATCGCCACAAACGGCGTTGACCCTCCAATGATTATTACCTGGTCAGGGACACGGTGGGAAGGCGTCCGGTATGACACGGCCGACACAAAGACTTGGGACGTAACTATTTGGGACGCTGGGCAATACTGGCCGGACACGTCGTATGTGGACGATACAACGGATGCGCAAAGCGATGATCTTCTCGATTTCCCGTTTGCTGGATCAACCAACATCGCCGGCTTTTGGGTTGCCTGCGCAAATCCCTTTACAAAGATCGTGCTTTACAACGCACAGCAATTAAGTAACGTTTCTGCAATAACATATTCATATTGGAGTAGCGCCACTGATACGTGGGCGAATTTCACACCTACGACACCACTAGACTTAACTGCCGTGAATGGTCACAGGACGGTTGAATGGGCATGTATTTCTGCTCTTAAACGATACGATGGAGACGAAGAAGCGATTCCTACGGGATATTATGTGATTCGAATAATAGTCGGGCAAACAGTAGACCAATCATATAAATACTGCCAAAAGCTCGAGATTTCGCATACCCATTATCTTTCTGAGGCGATAGGAGGTACCATCCCTCAGATTTGCATTGCTCATAATAGCCGTATGTTTTTATCGGTAGACAATAAAGCATATTTTTCTCCACCTAACTCCATGTACAAGTTTCGAGGGGAAAGCGAAAGCGAATATTTCCTCGAGGGCGGACCCCAGATACGCGCAATGGCTTCATACAAGAACATGCTGTTTGTCTTCAAGGATAGCGCGACATATGTGTTCTATGGAACAACTGTTGAGGATTTTTATCGAAAGAAAGTATCAGACTACGGGATAACATCAGCAACGGCTCTTGTCGTAACTGACGTGGGGATATTCTATCTCTCGGCAGACGGAATGCGAGTCACGAACGGAGATATAGATGTCCGGGTGTCTAACCATATCAACGACGAGTTGCTTGATTTTGATTCGTCAGAGGCTGTTGGAATCTATCACAATGGCGTAGCCTACGTATCTTTCCCGAACGAAAGCACTGGAATCGTCTTACGATTCGATCCTGCAACGCTCGAGGTGGACGATAAAACCGGAGAGGGCCGCGTAGCCTTTTACAAATATACTGTATACCAGGCGAATTTCTACGTGTCTGAGAACGGAACAGGAGACACCGGGTTCCTGTTTTGTGCAAGTAACGACGGCGGCAACAGCGCATATATAGCAAAATTAGAATCCGTCCCATATGACACTCTTCGTGGAAGCTCCACCAAAAAAGCTATTTCCTTCGATGCGCGGACGCCGTATCTGTCTTTAGGGAATCTCGCGAAAAAGAAACGGCACGGGCGCCTTGTGCTTACGTTCATTGAGGGGTCGGCGGCGATAACGGCAACCATAGAGCTTGGAGCCGATAAGGGAGATCGGACGGTTTCCACTACCGTTATACTTGGGACCGATGGAAGGGACCATGTGTCAGAAATGAGAGCCCCCTACCAGATGGACGGACGGAGCATTAATGTTAAAATAACAATGTCGGCGACTGTGAAGTTTGGGTTTAGAGGCTTCGCGCTCGAGTATGAGACCATGGAGTTATAATATGTCTGATATATTAGGGATAGATGGAATCCTGGCTAATCAGCCTCAAAGACCCAAGGAGCGAAGGTATGTAAACTATACCGGTGAGCAGTTCTTTACTCCAGAAAACCAGCAGAACACAGCATACGCTCCATATGTGAGCCCATACCTCGAGGGAGGCGCGGATTACGGTACGCTTGCAGGAACCTATGCTTCGACTCCCGTTGTTCAAGGATACGAAGAGCTCGACCCGGACTCTGGCCAGTGGGCCTTTACCCTGGAGAAATCGCTATACGATGATGCACAGAATCTGCAAGAACTTAATACTGCTGAAGGCCCGGAAAGTTTCGACGATTGGATAGCCGATAGGCAAGAGTACGACGCGGAAGGGAATCTGGTATCGGGTCCGGAATATTTCGATGATATATTCTCCTCCGAGGCGTATACCGGGATGCAGGGTGTTATTGACGACTCCGCGGACATGGACGACGAAATGGCCGGCGCAGAAATGGCTGCTGCCGCTCGTCTTGGGTTCTTCGAAAAAGATGCAGACGGCAACACCCTCGTGGACGAAGACGGGAATCCTATTGTAGACATGGAGGCTTATCGCGATAGTATTGCCTCAGATCGAGAGCAGCTTGACAAAGGGGTGATGGGGCAGCAAGGGGTTCTTGGGACAGAATACGAAACTGCTTTCCATCGCAACACAGCAAGAACGGTTCAGCAAATAATTAACGCGAATCAGCAACTTATCGAATCGCTGGGGATGCAGTCCTCTGCGGCCGCGTACATGAAGATGGGAGAAATCTCAAATCAGATCGCAGACATCAACGTGCAGGCAGGCTTTAAGCTCATGGAGCAAGACCTCCTGCAGCGAGAGGTTGAGTACGAGGCATTAGTCAGTCGATTTAACGCTACATCAATTATCGTGTCCGACGAACGGCAGATGTATATAGATGCTATCATGGACAATAGGGCAACGGCCCTCCAAGGATATGCTACGCAGGTCGCTTCGATGTTCCAGCAGAACCAAAACGTGTTGACTGAATACGGTTCAGATCTCCAAGCGGCGCGAAACCATATCGATGCTGCGTATAAAAAAATCATGGCTTCGATAGGGTATGATGAACACCTGATGGATCAGTCAAATGAGGCGTACGAGGCGAACATGGCTCCGTATTACGATGCGATGGAGGAGTGGTCGATTAGTCTAAATGCCGCTTTCGGAGTAGAGGAACTTGATCTTTCACAGCAGGACAGAGACGCGGCTGGCAACACAAACATTGCCTCTTCTTTGACCGATGCCGTTGCTTCGCTTGGAACTGGAGTCGGCGTCGGATTTGCGGTGGGAGGTCCGGCCGGGGCAGTGGTTGGTGGGGCGATCGGGCTTATCTTGGCAATTATCGGCGTGGGCTCTGCGGTTTCGGCATAAAACGAGGGGAATATGGCATATAGCGACAGGAATCTTGGCGTTCGAAACAATATCTCGAGTCTGATCCAAGGGTTCAGACAAGGGGCCTCTCAACGCGCTGACCGTTCAGCCGGGCTTGCCGAGGGAGCCAGGAACAGACACGCGGGCAAACAGTCTCAGCTTCTTGACATGGCTTCGAAATTCGGAAGCCAGGTACAGCAGCAGAGCTTTGACAAAGAATCCTATTCGCCCGGGGGCCATATGTTCGAGTATGGCAAGGCCCAATCTGCTTGGGAACTCGAGGCGAATAAGGATTTAGCCGAATACAAAGAAGGGCTGACTGAGAAGGCGTATGGGCCTAATGGGGTTCAGCGAGACTATGCGGCATGGGCGGCAAGGCTCGAAGAGGCAGCTCAGGGGAGGCTTAAAGAAATACAGTTTGGGTACGACAAGGATTTAGCTGAGGCAGGGAGAGAGACGGCAGAAGAGCGTGCTGCCGATGCTTGGGCCAGCGAGGCCGCAAAGCTCAGGTTCTATACTGAAATGTATGAGAAGCATCCGGAAATGTTTGCAGCGATGTATGGCGCCGCAGACGAAGAGGGGGTAGAAGACGAGCAGCCGTTTGCTCCGTTCGATCAAATTGTCACTTGGACTAAGGAAATAGCCGACAGGCTGTCTGGCTTAGACACGAGAGAAGAGGTTATCGCAGAATTAGAAACATTTATCGGGCAAAAGCTCTTGGGTAATGTTTGGAAGACCGGGGAAGCAGAGCTTCTCGAATCTATGATCCCGGGATTTGTCGATTGGGCATACGGAGATGAAGTAGGATTGGTCGATCCTGCGACAACTGCCCACAGGGCTCTTGTGTTGCCGAATTTAGGATTCGGGCGGAGAATTAATAATGTTGTGAAAATCTTTACAGCCGGGTTGGGGGCGGCTGGAATTGGAGATTCGGGACTCGTGACTCGTGCGATAGATAGGGCAAAGGCAGAAAACGCTGCGGCTGGAAACACTGGCGGAGTATCGCGCAGTTTCTCTGAGCCAGGCCCGGTTACAGTTCCGTCTTCTGGAGTTGATACTTTGGATCAAAGCATCGCTTCCGTGGTCAATCCATCTGAAGTGGTAGCCCATACTCTGCCCGCCGGGATCGGAAGTATAGTAGGTAGGGTACGTGATGTTGCAGAAGAAGTGGAGTATCCTGAATGGGCCGACACTCAAGTTGAAAAGATTCTGCATGATTACGTAAAGGACCTGACTCCGCAACAGCTCGAGTCTCAGGCAGGGGCTGACGCCAAAGGGAATCCCACGACGGTACAATGGCAGATAGATATTGCGAAGCACACGCAGCAGTCGGATGAGGTTGTCAATAAAATCCTCAATCTAATAAAAAGCGCAACTCAGTAGGAGCCTATGAGTGCCCAACCCATTAGCGAGACTACCGGCCGGCATACGATCAATTAGTTCTCCAGTTCTCAGAAACGCTGTACGTTCGTCGGTTTCTCGTTACGATACGCTCCGCGGCCAAGAGGAAACTCCCGGACCTACCCAATCTCAACAGGAACTTATGCCGTACCTCGAAGAAGAGGCAAAGAAGGAAGCCAGGCGAAAGGGGCTTCTCCGACCGGTTGAGGTTGTTTTTGACATCCTGCAGCGCGGGCAATATCTCACAGCAAATGTTACGCAGACGATTATCGACAATATCCGTGGCGGGAAGCCGATCGCACAGGGCTTATCGCGGGCTGTAGTCGGAGCCATCTCAGGGAGCATAAAAGGTGACTGGAAAGACGTTCTGTTTGGGGGCCCTGACGAGCAAGGACAAGACGTTCAGGGGTTGTTCGACTGGAGACCAGACACAAAGGGCGGAAAGTTCGCCAAGAATGTCGCTGGATTTGCGGCAAATGTTTTCCTCGATCCGACCACTTATCTATCTTTCGGCTCGTCTAGTGCTGCGAAGCAGGCCGCTACTCGGTTTGCTGATGATGGCGTTATTGGCTTTGTTCGATAGCTCTCCAAAAACCCGAAAGAATTCCTTCCGGACCTAATCCGCAGAGGTATCGACGAGGATGTGTTCAAGCAGGCAAGCAAACTCGGCGACATTGAGGCGCTTCAATACCTTCAGAAAGTAGCCGGCGACGACATTACCAAGATATACAGCCGTGTCCACCGGGAGCTCTACGAGAAGGCCCTCAGGTTGCCGAAGGGTGAGCTGACCGAAGAATTGCAGAGCAAGATCATCAACGATGTTGCCGGGTTTGTGAAAAAGAACGGTCCTGAAAATCTCGCAAAGCCGACCCTTGGTAGAAAACTTCTCGAGACAACCTCGATTGAACCGCGGAAATCGACACTTCCGTCTACCGATGTGAATGCCAACCAAGTAGTAGAGCCTATTCGATTCAATCAAGACCTTTACTCAGGCTCCGGCACCCGTGCATGGCGATTCATGCGCAAAGAGTTTGGCCTCAAAGAGAAGTATCCTGGCTGGCTCCGGCGTATGGACGAGGTGAAGCAGCAGTTAAAGAAGAGTAATGTTGGCGGGAAGTTCTCCGATGCGTGGTGGTCGTTCATGAACCATTCAAAATCGCCAGTTGCCACGCTTCGGAAGGCTCTCCGTATAAGGAACCCGTACCAGAAACTTGTTTCGGTTATGGAGCGGGACGTTCAGGAACGTGCGTTTCATGAATTCTTGCTGGACGGCGAAGAAATAAACGCCGTCCTAAAAGGTCTGACTGACGAAGAAGCCAGGGCCGTTACCGGCGCAATGATGTTTTCTCAGGTTCAGCAAGAGAAGGCAAAGGTTGCGCGGGACGCTATCAAAAAGAAGTTCGGCAACGCAAAACCGCTTGGAGACCAGTATGCAGAGGCAATGAGGGCGCAGGCAGAAGGAATACAAGGACCAGTTACCCTCTCGGCCCGTGAGCTGGCACAAAAGTTTGCCCCTGAAGAATCGGTCGATAAGGTTGTGTCGGTGATTGACAGTATAAATAAAATCTCTGACGAATGGCTCCAGTTCAACCGTGACGCATTCGATCGCAAATTATCTTCTAGTATCGGGGAATGGCAAGATTATTTGCCGATACAGTCGAATGTGGCGAGTGGATGGAATCGTGCCGGCAGACAGCTCGCGAGTATGCAGCCGTCATATACTCACACTCGAGAGCTCGGAGTCGGGCGCCATATGCAGCAGCAGGTCGAGAAACTTCGGTGGATGTTTGGAGAAGGGGTTTCTGACGAACAGATCGCCTCGGCTATCTCGAACAACTTCTCAGATCTAAATACGAATCTACAAGAAATGCTTACCAGACGCGCGTTCGCCCAGGCGCGATTCAGACAGCGCGTTCACTTGATCGATTCGTTCAAGCAGTTTGGAGTCGATGTTGGCGACATTCAGGATGTGAATCCGGAGCTCTACAACTCGATCGCCGGGAAATGGGGCGACCTGAGCATCTTGGGAATGGGCAAAGTTCAGGACCAAGCTCTCGAGGGAGTAATATTCGACAAAGATGTCGCAGACATATTCAACCGCGCGATCCAGGTAACCAACGACGGGTCTTCATGGGACAAGATTGTCTCGAAGATTTCAGACTTCACATCATGGTGGAGAGGCTGGGCAACTCTTTCTCCCGGGTTCCATATGAGGAACTTCGTGTCAAACAATATGACCGGCTATCTAAAGCACGGAGTAGAATGGTTCGATCCTCAAACCTACACTGACGCCTTAATAGTGACCCATGTTGCGCTCCATGGGAAAGAGAAGGCAATACAAAATCTCAGCAAGGCTTTCGGTGAGGATGTTGTTCAGGCAAGAATGGCGAGAAGGGTAGGAGACTACACGCTCGAGGAGCTTGCCGAGTACGCCGGGACAAAAGGGATCGCGACCAGGGTGACCCGCGGGTTCCATCAGCCGAAGAATTACGAAGAACTCACGAAGGTTGAAGGCAGGATGTTTCAAAATGCAAACTGGAATCCGGCAAGCAGAACCTTCACTCCAATGGACGTGAGCCATTCTATCGGGTCATACGTAGAGTCGTCCTCGAGGGTCCAGTCCTTCCTTCTTGATTTTAAGCGCGGGATTGCTCAAGGAGCCGATCAGCGTACGGCTCTCGAGTGGTCAAAACGCGAAGCAAAGAAATGGTTCATCGATTACGGTGACCTGTCAAAAACAGAGCAGGAAGGTCTCAGGAACATACTCCCGTTTTATACCTGGATTCGCGGAAACATAGCAAATCAGCTTTCGGGCTTGGCAATAATGCCCGAGATGTATGGGACCGTAGCAAAGGGAATCCACGCGGCCGACACTGGAGAGGTGAGCAAAGAAGAGATGCCCGATTGGGCGCGTGAGCTTGGGATGATCCCGGTAGGTCCGGCTGAAGACGATAAAACTCGATTCTTCTGGCCGAATTTCCCGATGTATGATCTGAATAAAATACCACTTAGGTTCAGCGAAGAAGGTTTGCCAATACCGTACTTCTCTCGAGGAGCCGACATCATTACGGATATTGCCTCAGATTCACACCCGATATTAAAAACCGTCATAGAGGCTACAACAAATAAGGACGTATTCTACCAGAACGATATTGGAGAACTTGAGAAAGCCCCAAGGGCCTTGCGTATACTCACCGCTCCATTGCAAGCCGTCGGGGATCGGGCGCCACAGTCGGTTATCGAGCTCCTTGACGGGTTGCTCCGCCATGTAGGATTTGACCAGGGGATTCGTGCCGAAGTAGACGATAAGGGCCGGCTGCTTATGGACGGGAAGTTGGCAAAGGTCCTCGAGAACAACATCCTTATGCTTAACATGATCCCGAAGTATACCGACATTATTGACGTGTTTGTTCCTGCCGTTGAGAAATGGAAGGAACGTACATTCGGAGCCGTTGACGACTACGATGCCCTCGAGGAGTTTTTCCAAGTCCTTAGTTTTTACGCAGGGATTAAGTTCAAGGACATCGATATAGAAGAATCTGAGTTTTACCGCAAGTACAACCTTACGAGGGAAGCTCAAGAGAAGAAGTCCCAAGCACAGCAACGGCTACCAGGGTCAGAACAGCGTTCTCTCGACTGGCGGCAGCAGCAGGAATCCACGTTCAGGAGACTTGGACTATGAGCCCTCGAGGATCGATAACGGCTGATGAGGGGGCCAAAGTTGCTCGTTTGCCACTCGGGTATCAGGCTGGATTCTCCCTCCGCGAATCGTCGGACGGAGAATATGCCATTGTGTATCCTGGCCTGTTGGAAGTTGCCGGGGTAGGGCTCACCCTCTCTTCTCAGTACATATTAAGCTCCGGGGAATGGACCGAAGGGAAACGCGCGAACACGACTTATTATGTATACGTCGATAAGCGGAAAGAGTTTTACATACATACTGTCGAACCAGCGTTTAATGATGAATTCCTGTCAGACTATCATCCACTGTTTGCCTATCGATATGTAGGCAGAATAAAACTTGGGACAAACAAGGAGATAACGGAGATAGTAAGCTCCTCTCTTGAGGGCGTTGACGTAGAGGTAGACGCTACCATCACTGACCTTACAGTTACTGGAGGGTTCACCGTAGGTGGTTACCTGATGTCTAACTTTGTCGAGTCGCTTCTCGACAATGCCGACGCGGGTGACTTTCTAACCGACTTAGGGCTTTCGACTGATCTCGCGAACCTTACGGACGACGAGGTTACCCAGCTTGAAAACATAGGCGCGGTGACAATATCTGCTGACCAATGGGGATACTTGGGAGCAATGGACCAGGGGGTAGCTGCAGCCAATTCTCCAACATTCGCTGGCCTTTCTACCGCTGGAACTATTGAAGCAGGGGGATATACAGAGGGCGGAACGACAACGCTTTCGAATGACATATCTGGCAATGCGGCAACCGCCGATGCGTGGTCTACCGGACGAACTCTCACTTTGGGCGGCGACCTTACAGGAAGCCAGACCTTCGATGGATCGGCCGCTTTTACACTCACGGCCGAAGTTGTAGACGATTCTCACACACACGATGGGCGATATTACACAGAAACGGAACTTGATGCCGGGCAGCTCGATAACAGGTATTACACCGAAACGGAACTCGATGCCGGGCAATTAGATAATCGGTATTACACGGAGACTGAAGTAGACAACTACATAACGCAGTATTTGCTTGTGGCTGGATCAAGGGAATTGACGGGGAATTGGGATGCTGGTGCGTATACGATCACAGGTACGCAGTTTATCTCCGATATCGCCATTGGAACTGCTCCCTTTGTAGTTACCTCAACTACTATTGTGTCAAATCTTAATGCTGATTTGCTTGATGGTAATGAGGCGTCTGTTTTTGCATTGAAAACCACTACTCTTACGGCGGGGGCTGGGCTTACGGGAGGAGGGGATCTCTCAGCAAACCGAACCTTCACGGTGGGCGAGGGAACGGGTATTACGGTGAATGCGGATGATGTGGCTTTAAATGCTGCATCTATTGCCTCTCTCCTTCTTGCCGACAGTGCGTTACAAACCCTTGCTCTTTCTGGTCTTAGCGATGTTACGATAACCACAATAGCCTCCGGAGAACTTCTCAAGTGGAACGGCTCGGCATGGATAAATAACACCTTGGCTGAAGCCGGGATAGAAGCTGCTGGGGTTGCTGCCACCGCTGTGACATCTCACGAAAGCACTTACAACCACGCACATTACAACACCGCGTATGGATGGGGAGATCATGCCTCTGGTGGATATGCAGCTGCGACTGTTAATCTCACAGCGGGCGGGGGTCTCACCGGTGGTGGTACAATAGCAGCGAATAGGACATTCGCAGTGGGTGCAGGTACGGGGATAACGGTTAATGCTGACGATGTGGCTCTGAGTGCGGCTTCGATAACATCCCTCGGACTGGCTGATAGCGCATTGCAGTCTCTCGCGCTTTCGGGGCTTAGTGACGTTACGATTACGACCATTGCTTCGGGTGAGATTCTCAAATGGAATGGAAGTGCTTGGATAAATAACCTTCTCTCGGAGGCGGGGATTTCGGCAACTGGGCATACTCATGATGATAGATATTATACTGAGACAGAATTAGACGCGGGACAACTCGACAACCGGTACTATACAGAGACAGAGGTTGATGCTCTTACGTGGGCGGCAGATGATATTGTCTCTGGAACATTCGCTGATGCCAGGGTTTCTGAATCTTCGGTAAGTCAGCATTATGCTGCGGTCTTAGGTGCAGGCGACGTAGCCGATATTGGTGATGTCACAATCACGACCATCGCTGCTGGTGAAATCCTCAAGTGGACTGGTACTGCGTGGATAAATAATGTACTCGCAGAAGCCGGTATATCGGCTACCGGACACACCCACGATGATAGGTATTACACCGAAGCGGAGGTTGATGCCCTTACTTGGGATGCCTCTGATATCGTTTCCAGTACTTTCGCCGACGCGAGAATTGCAGCATCAAATGTGACTCAACATGAAGGATCGCTTACTATTGCAGCTTCGCAGGTGACTGAAATTAGCAATCTTACCGCAGTCGAGGGCGCACAGCTTGAGAACATAGGAGCGGTAACGATATCTGCTACACAATGGGGATATCTTGGTGCGTTGAATCAGGCATTAGCAACAACAGATAATGTAGGGTTTGCTGAACTTGCGTTGTCGGGTGACTTCGCCGTCAACACCGACAAGTTCACGGTCGCTGCTGCTACTGGCAATACCGTTGTTGCTGGGACGTTGGGGGTTACTGGGGTAACAACAATAGATAACGCACTTATTGTTTCTGCCGTGTCGAATCAGATACGGATCATCGATTCAGATGGTTCTCAAGAGTGGCGTCTTGGAGCAAATGCCAACATTTTCAAAATTGAAGATCAAAATACCGGTCGAAATGTAGTTACTATCGCTGATAATTCACTCGCCGACGCCCTAACCATCGACGCAACCGGCGTAGACATGGCTGGGACGTTGGATGTGACGGAAGCGACTACGATAGCTGCTGATCTTATTCTATCTGCTGCAACTGGAACAATTAGAACTAACACGTCTGATGGCGCAGACAATAAAGCGATTTATTTAGCGGGTGGTGGTGGTTCTCAAAATACTCGTGGTGCTTCGGTTAGAGCGTATGGGAACGAACAAACCAGCTATCCCGGAAACGTCTGGCTTGTAATGGGAGATATTGCGGGTTCCTCGGTAGATATTTTGGGTTCAGGTGGGGCGATTAAAGCAACGTTTGAACTTGGCGGCGATATCCATCTCGGAGCCGACACC